GTTAACTGTTGCGCTAGTACCCGTTTGAGCTACTGCGCTATTGGCTAAATAATCACCAGTGCCATCATCAGTACCAGTGGCATGGCGAGGCATGAATGTATTCTCGTAGAAAGTGAAACCAGACTGACGTCCAATCATACCTTCACGATACTGGTCGCTTAAAGTGGTCTGTGGATTAAACAAGCCTTTTACAGCGTCGTTCAAGTCAACAGTATCTTCAGTGTTTAAAGATGCTGTAACCGTGTTATCCATTGGTGAAAGGTTATCTACAAGCTTTTGACGGCCTTTAGCAACCAGTTTGTATGTGATGTCAGAAGCAACATTGTTAATCTGGTTGTAAACGTCTTTATAGACATTTGCCAACATATCTGATTCAACGTTAGCCGCCAAAACAGCCATTGCAGGCTCAAGATGAAGCTCGGAGAATCGATCAATGTCGAGCGCTAACTCTTCATCAGTGAAGTCCATCGCAACGTGCTTGCGGTTATTCACTGTTAAGCTAGTATTTTCTTGAACTGAATCTTGAGTAGAGATTGTCGCGCCATCAGTTACCGTGTACTGCGTCGGTAAGCGGATACGCAATGTATCACCAATTTTAGCCCCAGATTTGGCAAACGAATCATCATACGAACGATTCACTCGACCAATAAAGTTAAGTTTTTGATGCAAGATGCGTTGTGCCTCTCGCGTGATAATATCCGATGTTAAAAGTGTATTAGCCATGATTATTCCTAGTGTTTATTTGATTATTCCGCCAATTGCGCCACTCTTTATCTGTCATCTCGCCCTCAGACTTGTTGCCAGATTTATCGGTGCCGCCTATTGGTGTTATTGGGTCTGGAGCTTCACTAACTGTTTTGGGCGCTAACGCCTCTAGTGAAAACTCTAGCTTTGTCAACTCACGTGCACGCTGAACGGGTGTCATACTGTAGATTTTTTCGGCTACATCGAGATTGGCTCCAATGTGATAAGCAACTTCTGGCCCTTTATCCATATCGAAGATCTGTTCTGCAAGATCTGCATCCATGAAAGTATGACCTAATGCTACCTCGTCGAAATCCTCAAAGTTACCGCGCTTCGAATCAACATTCTGATCAAAGGTTGCCTTCTTGGATTGCAACTCCTCCTGCCTGGCGTTAGCTTGGCTGTTAGAATCTTTGGTGCTTTGCTCTGCCTTTAGTCGGTCATAAGCAACCTGTGCCGCTCTGGATGCTACATGATCATCCTTCGCCGCCTCAAAATCAGAGTAACTATCAAAGTCATCCTCTTTTGGTGCTTCAGCAGGCTTATCTTCAGTTGCAGGCTTGGCTTCAAGTGCCGCTAAGCGCTTTTCAAGTTCTGCATTTTTCTGCCTTGCGTCGTGCTTTTCTCTAGTAAGTTGATTGATGCGCTCTTGCACCTTGCTAGGCTTTTTAACCTGTTCGGGTGTTTCGGATGCGCTACCGTCTGCAATAACCTCATTGCTTTCAGTGTCCGTTACGGTTGATGATTCCGCGCTTTCATCATGGCTCGGGGTAGGCTCTAATACCCCTGTTTCTTCATCTGACATAGATACGTTCTCACGAGTTTTAACCTAGTGAATCACCACTAGTAGTGTCTTAAATTCTATTTCTTGCCTTTGTTAGGCTTATTGTTTTTTGTCGGTTCTGGCGTAGGCTTAGGGGTTGGTTCAGGGGTTGCAACCTTTTCAACCATACGCAAAGCCTTTTCTGCTGGAGTCTCGTCGCGCTGATAACTCACTACAATATCACTTCCTACTAATGTTATTTTTGCATTCTTATACATACTTAGAAAACTAATAACTGTAGCGGCTGTTGCGCCCGACCCAACACTCAATACTTTTCTTTCGCTGATCTGTTTAAATGGCATTAGCTGGCCCCTGTTGTATTTGTGGTGATTGCGCACCCATTAACTGAACTAATTCAGCAAGCGCTTCTGTCTTGAGCTGAATGTCACCTTCTCTTTGCGCTAATTCTACCGTATTAATAGCGTTTTCAATATCATTCTGTTGCGCTTCTGTCAGGTTTTTAACCGATGTAGCCTTTTTGCTAGCTGTATCGGCGTCCATATTGTTTATTTTAGCCTGTTCTCCCTCTAAAGCCAACCTAGTCTGGATTTCTTGTAATTCATTCTGCTTGGCTTGGTTCTCAGCTATTTGTTGTGCTGCAGGGTCGTCTTCATCCATTTCTGCCATGCCAGGCGGTAATAGCTTCTTAAGACGCTCGGCAATATCATCGGCACCAGGCCAATCTAGATTTTTAGCAACCAAATCACCAGCAACTTCAAGAATTTGAGGAAATACACGTGCCAATTCAACCATTGAGCTAGCAGCCTCAAGACGTTTAGTTCTGTATGACGGACCAACACCAACTCGGACATCGTACTTGCCGCGAGTTAAATCATTTTGAATCTTCATGCCGTCGGGCGTTAGGATTGGCTTATTAATCTCAGCAAACCCCACCGAATCATCTTCACCGCGTAATCTAATCACACGCTGGGAGTCGTAGTAAGTTGGTATTAAATCAATTATTACCCGCCCACAATGCTCTATACCACCGGCTAGGTTATCCATAAATAGGCTGGAGCCCAAATCGGCCTCACGCTGAAGCGCTTCTACTGCCACACCACTGCGATTCTCCTTGGTTGGCTGCTGTGCTGCCTCAAACACTCCTGTGGCCTGCTGTATGTCTTGAGCGCTGATCGAAGCCTGTTGTAACATACCGCTTTGCATAGTTGGCGGCGCAAGCCTTTGTGGTGGTGGCGCTTTACCGTCCGGCTCATAAGGTAAGTAAGGTAGGTTATCAGTATTTGCTTGATTCCAAAATTGCTTATAATTCTTGATCTGGTTAGCGGTGACTAAAAACGGCGCTTTAGGCTGTAAAGCTATTGTTTCAGCTGCTGCACTATTCCAGTAGTTATACATGCGCTGAGGGTCTTTGGCTGCACGCACAATGCCGCGATGCCATGTCTTACCTTCGATATTATCCTCTTCGCCATAAACAGGGATGCCAGGGAAATACTTACTAGGCCAAACCTTATGCTCTAAGATCTTAAACGAGGTTAGTTTGTACCAGTCAATCACATCAGCCTTTACTTTACGCTCACGGACTGGTGTGACGCCTTGTTGCTGGTAAAGCGCGATGTCTTCTTCAGTAATAGAATCGCTATCAACTACCACGCCATTGCTTAATTGTGTGACTGATTTGGTTTTCTTAGATCTTACAAAGTATTCGCCAATTCTAACCGAGTCATCAGCATACCAGCGCTCACGATTCTCACCAGTTCCGCCAATAGAGTTACCAGGTATATCAATTGGTTCACCATCAATATCTTTTGGAAACTCATTCTTGAAGCGCTGCTTACTCATCGTCTCCGATACGATCATAAACCGCCCATCTTGCTTTTGGGGTTTTATAGCGTCTGGATCAAAATAATATGTAAATGGATTCTTAACCGGGTTAATAACAATATCCTGCACAAAGATATCATCGGTATTCTCTACGGTATTTATTCGCCATACACCGTAACCGCATTTAACTTGGAAGTTAGCCGCGTTAATGTATGCGTTTCGAGCATTGGACGATTGCTCTATCTGTCGAGTTAGATCCTCTAATACATCAGCGGTTTCTTTATCCGCGCCATCGTCAATAGGATCAACCTTAATTGACGGCATGTTTTGACGCATACCACCCAACACTTTGCGCACTGATTGTCCGATATGATCAAGAGTTAGCATAGGCCGGCCTTTACGCTCTCGCCTTACCTCTTCTGGCCACTGATCAAGCGCAGCAAAACGAAGATCATCGATCATATCGATTCTATCTTCATTTTCGGCTGTAGACGCCATGTCAAAATCGTCCATAAACGATTTAATAATCTCGTCGGTTTTCTCTTTTGAGAACTTAGGCACCGAGCCACCCTCCGCTGTTTAAGCAATCATTAATATCAAGTTTAGATGTTTTGTGTACGGGTTCTGCAAATGTAAGCACTAAAGAATCCCCATCATCAGGTGAAAAGCCATAATCTTTTTTAATCTTCTCTTTTTTCCACAATACTATTCTATCATGAGAGTCACGACTATAGGGTGATGCGCATAGATCAGCTTGCAATTCATCATCGTCAGGTATGTCTACTTCTAAATTCTCATCGGTTAGCCAAAGATTACACTCGCCCCACATCTCACCACGCTTATTTATATACTTTTCTTCATTAAGCGGTGATGATCCAAAATATATAGCTTTGACCCTATCCTCATACCCTAGCTCGTGCAGTCTGTCAACTAAATCAGACCCACCGCCAGCATCAACAAACATCATATCTGGTTTTTTGCCTGCTACTGGACACACATCATCAAGAACGCGACGGCACTTACTAACTGCCTTACCAAGAGTATTAACCTGGTCTCCAACCCAATTGCGCTTATCATAAGCCTTACGCCCTTGACGCTTAATCATTGAGAATCTATCACCGCCCCTAGACGGATCAACACCAACAATAAGCGGCCCGCTACCATTAACATCATTCTTTCTAGCCTTAACCACTACCTCGGGTCTAATTAAGCCGTTATCACCGGACAATTGGAATGCTTCAGCAGCGTTCGAGGGGTATTCCTGCTTAAATGCTTTCTCACCATTTGAGCCATCAGCACTAAGCTCTACAATCTTTAATCTACGCCAATGCATTTGTTCTGGCGTTAAATCATATTGATTGGATATAACCCGCTCTTCGTCGGTTTCTTCGAACTCGGCATCTATTTCTTTTGAGTATTCGTCCTGCCAAAACCATGGGACGAAAATAGGGATGAACTCACCCTCGCCACGTTCAGCTAGCTTCCACTGTTGATGAAAGAAGTTGCCGACACCGTTAGCGGTTGATTCATAAATAATCTCTGTGCCAGGTGCGTCAGGTATCGTTTGTAAGATCCCTTTGGCATGCTCAGCAGCGTTAGGCCAGAATCCAACCTCTGACCCATGAAAATATTGGTTTGTCTGAGATCGGCCTACCGACTTATTCCCAGCAGTACCAATTTGATAGCCGGAATCTAGATTGTTAAATATAAGCTCTTTAGCATTAGCGGCTGAAGTAGACGGCTTTACGAATTCTGGTAGGTGCTCATAATACCGCTTAGCCATACTGAATAAGTTTTGGCTGGCGTCATCTTCATGAGTAAGTATGTAAGCTCTAACACCTTTTGCGTGTGTCGTCCGCCACATGAACCGGCCTTCAACATAGGTTGAGCAGCCTTGCTGCCTACCCTTTAATACGATTACACGAACCTTGCCAGTATCTTCGCGCTGCTTCTCGATAGTTTCATGTATATATAACTGGGATTTATTAAGCTTGAATGGAAGGAGGCCAGATTCTTTAGTCCGGATAAACAAGCAATTCTTAGCGTAGAACGGAAAATCATTCTTTAGGCGTCTACGCTTCTGTAGCTCTAACTCATTCATCTAAGTTTGAAAGCCATTCTTCGTGTGACATTGTAACCACATTGGCATTTATCTTCTGAGCTGCGTGATTACCATTCATTCTATTGACTTCTGATATAGCGCTAGTCACCGCTCCAAGCCCCTGACGCTTACCTGACGCATCTAATTCCATACCCGCATCCATTACATCCCTAAGCTTTTCTTTTAGCTGTGCGACGCTCATATCGAATTCTTCAGCGTCTTTCTGTGCGATTTCACCCTGTAATTCACCTATCCTTGCCAAAACCTGAGTGAAATTATGCATTTTTTGGGCATTAGTCCATATAACGTCTTGTTTTGCCTTACTATTTGGAAATGTTTTTCTCCACGATTTCGACTTATCGCCAGTCAATACGAACTCTCCCGCATAAACATCTACTTCATGGTCTGTAGGGGTTGATTGACTCATATTTAGTTCTGCACCATATGAACAGCGCCCACAGTGTACGTGATTGAATCACCATCACCATGTGTTGCTGTAATTCTATATTCTTCGGGTAGAATCTTGTTAGCGGCTACGTTTGCGGCTGCGACGATATTCATACCAACCTGAATAGCTGTTGTACCTGTTGCGGTTATGGCGGCACTATCGATAATATTGTAAAACGACTCGCTTAGTGGGTCTTTGCCTTCAATTGAGAATACAACGCTTGGAGTTGCCGAGGCTGCGGTTACATCAATGATGAATACACTAGAAACCACCTCCTCCGCGCTTAGTACTGAGCTAACACTTGTAGCCGTTCTAGCCGTCGATGCAAATAGTGTTTGTGTTTGTCGTCGAATAGACATCATAAGTCCTTAATATTTATTTTGAATGAACGCTCTAAGGTTCTAGGTGTTGAGTTAGTTGTAACCACTGTCACTTTAACCGTTGCCTGAGTACAGTTAGTACCACCACTGGCGAATATAGTAACAATGTTACCGGCTACACTACTTGAATCGATGGTCACATTCTTACCGGTTACTGTAGCCGTACTAATAGTGTCAGTCTGTAGTAATGGCGTAAAGTCCAGCGTGTAATCAATTACATCAGCCGGGTCTTTTGTGAAAGCTGACGTTGGCGTCCATCTCATAGCATTGTATCTCTATTTGAATTTGGAACTATCATTGTACGATCTTCTGTGATAAAAACC